GCCGGCGTTTCGCTCCGGGCTTGGCGTGCAGTATCATTGACCCGAACCTCGGCGAGCGCCGTTACTAGTTCGGAATAGGAATAGCGCGGCGACCTCGTAACCTGGCGCACGATCCGGCTGCGGAACGGCTTGCCCTTGCGATGAGCAAAGCCCGGCAACCTCAACACACGAGGTAGGTCGTGAACCGTTGGATCACCGCCGAACAGCGTGGCGAGCTTCCTTTGTAGGCCGCTAAACTCAGTCAGCGCGATTGTTCGATCGACAAGCCAATAAGCATGGAAGCGGCCTGGCGAGCTTTCGACCACGATATGCGGGGGCAGCACCCACCGCATCACGGGAGCAAGTGGGGCACCGTCGAGATCAACGAATAGAGCACGGACAGCGACAATATTTCCGGCCGCGCGGCCTCTGCCGTGCCGCCGCAACTGTGCTTGAGGTGCGGTCACTTTCTCGACAGCGCCGCGGCGGTGACGAAGGAGAAGCCGAAGCCGAAAGGGCCGAGAGCCGGCGATCTCACCGTGTGCATCGACTGCGGGCACGTCATGGCGTTCGATGCGAAGATCAAGCTGCGCAATCTCACCCGGACCGAGCAGCGGCGGGCGGCAAAGGATCGCAACGTGCGCCTGGTGCAGCGGGCGATCGCCGAGCTTGATCTCGAGTTTCCCGAGCGGCGGCGAAAGCACGGTGCGGGGACAGCATGAGCTCACGGAAGGCCGAGCATGTGATGGATCTGGTCAAGCGGATCAGGCCGATCCTCGCCGGCGAGGGTGCCGACGTGCAGGGTGCGGTGCTCGCCGACCTGCTCGCGATGTGGCTCGCCGGCCATGTCGGTCCGCCCGACGAGATCATGGCCCTGCGCAGCCGAGTGCTGATCACACACATCGAAGGCGTGTGCAGCCTGGTGCCGGCCGCACGGCGGCTATGAGCGCCTTGTTTGGCATGATCGCCAGCGCAGGAGCGACATTGCGCTACGCGCAACGGGCAAGAAACACGATGGGGATCGATGACCGCGACATCGCATTGCTGCTAGAGGACGCGATCGCCGCGGTAAAAACAGTCGGGCCCGCCGGTGGGGCGGGCCCCGCGAGTGAAGATCAAAAGGATCAGTTGCGCCGCGGCCAGAACTTGATCGCGAGCGCGACGATGATCAGGGACAGCCAGGCAAGATGATCGGGGCGAGCGTCGGCGAGAGCGTCGGCGACGAGCTCGAGCCCGCGATGCCCGCCGGCGTAGAGCAAGAGCGCCGCGCGCCAGGCAAGCCACGCCAGGAACAGGCAGGCGGCGACGTGCAGGGCGAGCTTGGTGGTCGGCGTCACAGCTTGATCCCCTCGCGATCGATCCAGCCGGTGAGCTTGTCGATCGCTGCGTCGGCGAGCGCATCGCGGTCGCCCATGTAGTGATTGATGATCGTTTGCACGCTTTGCGGGGAGTGGCCCGAGATCGCGCAGAGCTCGAGCAGCGAGCAGCCGGACCGGGCGAGCCACGTCACCGCGGTGTCGCGGAGATCCTGGTCGCGCTTGCCGGCGAGCGTCGGGCAAGGCGCGCGCCCGGTCGCCGGGTTGCCGGCGATCGCCGCCTTGCGCACCGCGCCGAACCAGTGGCGGAAGGTGTCCTGCAGGTAGGCGTTGCCGGTCGCCTCATCGACCACGATCGTGTCCGGCCGGGTTCCCTTCTTGAGCTTGATCGCGGCGACCCGCGCGCGCGCCGCATCGAGCCGCTCGGTCAGCGCCGGCGCATCGGGGAAGGCGACGAGCGCGCCGGTTTTCGACTGCCGGATCCGCCGTCGCCCGTCGTCGCCGAGCTCATCGCGCATCAGCAGCCGATCGCGTTGCCGCTGCGCGGTGAATACCCCGAGCCAGATCGCGTCGCCGATCGACGGCCGGCCGAGCTCGGCGGCGGCGGCGTCGAGCGCGCGGATCTCGGCATCGGTGTAGATCACGATGCGGCCCTTTGGCCGCACGAGCTCGAGCTCGTGCCGCGGGTTCGGGCCGAGCCGCCATCGTTCATTGGAGCGGCCCCAGGTCCACGCCGCGGAGAAGGCGGCGATCGCGCCGTGCGCCATGTGGTGTCCGCGCTCATGCGCGATCGTGCGGAACATCTTCGTGAGCTCGACCTTGGTGATCGCCTCGACGCGGGTGGCGCCGAACAGCTCGAGCTCGCGCTTGGGCGCCGCCGCCGGCGTGCCGAGGAGCTTCGCCGCTCGCTCCTTCTTGCGCCGCTCGCAGGCGGCGGCGCGATCCTCGGGCCGCCAGATCAGCGCCGCGGCGGTGCCGCGATAGGAGCGCAGCGTGTCGGGCGCGATCGGATCGAGCTTGTCGGTCACGCGCGCCTCGAGCGCCTCGAGCCAGTCGGCGATCAGATCGGCGACGGTGCGGCCGCGCAGCGGAGCGGCCGCGCCCTTGCGGCCGCCGACGACGCGGGCGTGCTTGATCTCCTCGAGCCTGGCGTCGGCAAAGTCGCGCGCCTCCTCGAACGTGAACCAGCGGCCGTCGGGATGGCGCAGCGCACAGCCCTTGAAGCCGAGCGCGAGCTCGCGGCCGGACGGCTCGAAGCGCGGCCGCCCGTCGCGCCACTTGATGAACGGCAGCTTGATGTTTGCCATTGCTAGCCCTCCGTGTTCAGGCCGAGCAGCTTCGCCGCCCGGTCGCGACTGATGCCCGCCTTGAGCATCAGGTTGAGACACATCGCAACGCCCTGCGGCACCCGCGCCTCGCCGGCCGCCCAGGCGCGCACCACGCGCGCGGGATGGCCGAAGAAGCTCGTGGGCGTAGTAGAGGAGCGACTTGGCGAGCACCTCGACGCCGAGTCCTGGTCATTGGGAACCCCCTTTCTCTCGGATCGTGGATCGATGATCAGTCCCGGCACGCCCGCCTCGAGGGTGAGATCGAGCTTCGCGTCGATCGCGTCACAGCGCAGTTGCACCTCCTGGGTCTTGGCGAGGTGAACCTGGCGGCCGAGATAGTCGGCGAGCCGCCCGCGGGTCGAGCCTTCCTCGGTATCTTCGCCGGCCGCCATCGATGGATCGCACACGACGTGAAAGCTGCAGCCGGCAAACCGGCGCTGCTCGAGCGCAAGCATCGCGGTCGAGAGCTCGCGCATTCCGCCGCGGTCGATTTGGATCTCGGCGAGCAATCGGAGCTGGCCGTTGGGCATTTCCTGCCCGTACACCGCCGCCGGCGTGAGCCCGCCGTCGATGCCGACGCCGATCGGGATGATCGGCTCGGGATCGAGCTCCCAGGTCGCCATGTTCCGGCTGTCGTCGAACTTGGGATAAACCAGGTCGTTGTCGCGGGTGAAGCCGGGCATGGCGTGGATCATGCGCTTGATCCACCATGGCCGGTGCTGGTTCATCTTCATCGAGTTCTTGTAGTAGTCGCGACCGACGGCGCGGATGTTCTCTGCGTCGGGCGCCAGGCCCGACGGCTGCTGGAACAGCTCGTAACCCTCGCTTTTGAGCTCGTAAAATTCCCGATAGATTTCGCTGAGCACGTCGGGCGCATTGCCGTCGCCGAAAAATCTTCCGACGCGCCCGGAGATCTCGATCGGCGGCTCGCGGCCGACGCGATCGACCAGGGCGACGAACAGGTGCCAGGGAAGCGTCGGCCATTCGTTCAAGTAACAATCGGTGAACTCGTTGCCGAGCACGTCCTCGGGATCGGCACTCTCGCCGAACGCGCGAAACCGATTGATCAGGATGAACGGGCCGCGCGCGTCCTGAAATCGGAGCACGTGCTCGGCCTCGCGCGGGCTCGAGCCGGTCCATTGCGGGAAGATTTCCCGCGGCCACACCTTCCACCAGGAGGGGATTGTCGCCTTCCAAAGGTTGACGTACTTTTGCCGCCAGGTGCCGAGCACGTATCGGCGCACCCCGTCCGGACCGGGCCGCATCCTTTGGGCTTCCACCCCCGCCTTCTTGCAGCTTGCGATCGTCTTGCCGGATCCGCCGGGCCCGACGATGAAGCTCGCCGGCGCGATCGCCTGGATGTAGCGGTCGCTGATCGGCCCGGCCGATCGCATCAGGTTCACGCTGCCGGTCTTGGGCTCCTTGTGGAGCGCGTCCACCACGTCGGGATGCTGCCGGCGGAACTCATCCTCGCTCTCGAGCCAGCCCATCACGTTCCGATACGGGTTCGAATTGCCGAGCACGTCGGCCGCCGAGCTCTGCGCGAAGCGGTCGAGATCGCTCACGATTGAGCCTCGCAAGCTCGGGCAGAAAAAAATTCCGGCCGGCGCGAGCCCCGCGCCCCCCGCCCGAAAATTTGAAAAAATGGATCCGCCCCTCGAGCAAGTCGAAGGCTGGAAAAATCACGCGAAGCCCCCGGCGGGGAGAGCGCGCGGCGCGCCGGCGGGTGCCGGGGGGGCGGCCCCCCCCGGGGGGGCGGCCTGCGGCCGCCGGCGAGGCGCGGCCGAGCCTGGGCTAGCCGGCTCGGCCGCCGGCGCCGGACTGCGCCGATCACCAGGTCGCGAGCGCGGCGAAACACGGCGATCGCCGGCTCGACCCGGTGATTTCGGATCAGCGGGACCGCCGATCGATTGTGCTGCAGGATCAATCATTTGCCGTTCCGGTCCGACAGCCGAGCCGCCGACACGCCATTGCCCGGCGAGGCAAGCCGTTGTTTTTCCTCGAGTTCGTCAAGGTAGGCCCAGGGCGCCGGCGAACCCTCGCCGCCGATCACCTGGTCGCCGATCGCGATCGTGAACGTCGGCGGGATCGCCTCGCCGCGGCCGTCCTCGGCCGCGCGCGGCGCGTGAACGTAGCGGCACAGGTCCGCGCGCAGGCGCTCGAGCCGATCGAACGCCTCGAGCTTGCTGCAGCCGAGCTCAAGCGCCAGGCTCTCGGGCGTGTGCAACAGCCACCTGGCGCCGATCACCAGCGGATCGCCGAACAGGCGCCGCACCAGGTCGGCGGCCGCCTGGGTCGCGCGGTTGCGCGCGCCGGGCGGCCGGCCGCGCTGGCCGCGCCGCACACTCGCAACAACCCGGTCGTGCTCGGGCGTGCCAGGCTCAAACCGCGACGGCGGCATCAGCTCGAGCTGCTCCTCGGCGCGATCGGCAAGGGCGCCGGCCGCGGCCGCGCCGATCGCCTCGACGCCGGTGCGCGCCGTCGTCATCGCGAATTTCCAGGGATTTTCAATCGGTCAAGACACCTCGCGAGCAGGTGTCTTGCCAGGTGTCTTGAGCGAAGTGCTTGCCGCATCTTTCTTATTTCCAACTTTAGACACTTAGACACCAAAGACACCAACACCCCCTCGTGCGCGCGCGCGCGCGCGTGCGAGGCTTCGCGGTGTCTTTGGTGTCTAAGTGTCTAATCACCCGATTTCCGCTGATCGCCCCGAGGTTTAGCTCTAAGACACCGGCTAGACACCTGGGCTCGAGGTGTCTTGAACGCCCGACCGCCGATGCACCTCGCAACCGGGGATCATCGCACAGCTTTGAGCGCGTCAACGCTTGCGCGTCGCGAAATGAGGGGCGGCGCGCTGGCGCCGCGCCGAATTTTTCCTTGATCTAACGGGCGCGGGCGCAAGCAAAAAAACATCATCGATGAACGCCCGATGATCCTCGCCGACATACAGCACGAACGACGCTCCCCATGGCGCAATCGCGCGCACGCGCCCGCTCGGCACGAAGTCAAACGGCGGCTTGCGCCATTCCGGTCGCGGCTCCACCAGGTCGCCGATCTTGAACCGCGGCCGAGGCATCAGACTGGCTTGATGATCCAGTAGAGCAGCGCGAGCGCCACGATCAGCAACAGCACCTCGGCGTGATAGCCGTTCATCGCTCGGGCGCGGCGTGAAAGCGCGCCAGCACCACTAAGCTGCATCGGTGCTGCACGCCGGCGATCGTGATGCGGTTGCAAGCCTTGTCGCCGATGACGATGGCGGGCGGCGCCTGGCGTAGCGCATCCTTCCAGGCGATCGCCCAATCGGTTGCCTCGAATAGCTTGGCGACCAGCGGCGAGCTATTCGGCACGGCGAGCACGTTGCCGGCCTCGCGATCGCAAGCGATCTCGCCCGGCGTCAGCAATCCGAGCCCGGTGAGCGCGAGCTCGCGCCGCGCCTCGGCAAGCTCGATCCGCCGCTCCTGATAATCCGCGAGCAGGTGACCGATCGTCTGCCGCACGCCGTTGCGCCATACCTCGACGCGCGAGCTCAACAGGTGATGAATGCAAGCGCGCCAATTCTGCATCGCGTCCTCGATCTCGGGCAGGCTCGCCGCCGCGAGCTCGCGCGTCCAGAAATCGAGATCCTCCGACAGCGGCACCTCGAGCTCGGCCGCCAGCTCGGGCCCGAGCATGAGCTCGGCGCAGGCGAGCAGCGTGCCGTAGGTGTCGCCGCCGCGGCCGACATGGCCGCCGCCTTTCAGCGCGCTGCAATAGGCTTCGAACGCCGGCTCGAGCTTGTCCCATTCCAGCATCAGCCGGGCGAGGCAGATGCGCCCGGTGATGTCCTGGTCGATCGCCGGCGGCCGCGCCTGGTCGCGGTCCAGCTCGCGCAGGCGCAGCACCGCGATGCGGCTCAAGTCCTGCGCCTTGTGAACCGGATTGTTGATCGCCGAGAACAGGAACGCGCTGCGCATCTGAAACTCGGCGGCGCTGCCGTCGGCGCCGCCGCGCCGGCCCATCGCGCCGCTCGAGGCGTCGCGCATGAGCTGCACGACGTTCGCCACCTTGCGCGCGTCGGCGCCAGGCTCGAGCTCGTCGAGCGCCACCGGCCGCGCATCGTGCGCCATGCGCTGATAGATGCCGGCCGCCGTCGTGTCCGCAGAGTGAAACAGCGCGGCGCCGAATAGCGCCTGCAAGAGCTGCTGCAGCGTTGATTTGCCGGTCTGCCGGTCGCCAAGCAACAGCATCGCCGAGCGCCAGTCGAGCGCACCGCCGAGATAGGCGACGCCGATCCAGCCGAGCAACAGCACGGGATCGACGCGCGGGCGTTCCCAATTCCATCGCTGCAAGGTCTGATAGAGCGCGGCGATCGAGCGGCGCATCAATTCGGGCGTCAACGGCTCGGTCCACGGATCAGGCAATGCGGCCAGGCGCGGGTAAAGAAACTCCTGGTGCATCCCGGTGGCGAGCTCGACAAAGCGTCCGCCTTCGACGGTCCATAGGCATTCGCCGGCGTGGTAGAGCAGCCGGCCGCCGCGGTCTTTCCAGGCACCGCGCCCGCGCAGCTTGTCGGTCGGAAGAAACAATCCCTTGCGCGAGCAGGCGAACATGAGCGCCTGGCGCACGTCGTCGTCCTTGAAGCTGGTGATCGCCGGCGGCGCCGGCTTGCCGTCCTCGCCGTTCTTGATGCGACCGTGCCGCGGCCAGGCCCAGGCCGGATAGTTCGGCGTCGCCGCGAAAATTCCCTGGATGCCGGCGTGGGAAAAGTCCGCGGATTTGAGCCCGCGAAATTGCCGCATGCTGTCGATCAGGTAGTAAAGCTCGCCATGCACGCCGATCGGCTGCACCGGGCAGGGATCCTCGATCGGTAGGCCGAGATCGTTGCCGCGCCAATTCGGCGGTTGCCCTGGCCATTTCTGCGGCAGGATCCCGCTGCGCGGCATGTGCGGCGGCGGATCGGCCGGTCCCTTGCGCCGGCGCGCCTCGCGCGCGGCGTCGTTGATCGAGACGGTGACTGCGCTCGGCTTGTCGTCCTTGGATTTTGCCACGGCTGGATCGTCGCACGGTTTCGGTTGCGTCAACTCGATTGCGCCGCCGCGTTCCAGTCCTCGCCGCCGATCGCCTTGCCCTCGATCACGCTGCGACCCTGGCGCTCGAGCGCGGCCTTGCCGCGCTCCCAAGTCGCGACCGCTTTGAGAGCCGTGGCGATCGATCTCGAGGATCTGCACAAGCGCCACCAGGATCTCAAAGACGATCGCACGCGCGAGGAGCGCGACTGGCGGCAGCTCGCGCGCATCCTGCGGCCGGGCGAGCAGGAGTTCAACGCGCACGAGCGCAAGGATCCCGAGGGCGTGGACACCTGGGACAGCACGCCGCTCTACGCGATGGACGATTTTGTGTCGGGGCTGTTCACCGAGGGCACGAACCCGGCGCAACGCTGGTTCGAGCTCGAGATCGGCGAGGCCGGCAATCGCGACCTGATGAAATTCCTGCCGGTCAAGCAATGGCTGTACGACACCGCATCCGACGTGCAGGCGACGCTGCAGCCGCAAGTGTCGCCGTTCTACACCGAGGTGCCGGCATGGTTCGCCGACATGGCGAGCTACGGCGACGGCTGCATGTACCAGGAGGAAATGATCGGCTACGGCCTGGTCGATCGCGCCGTCGCCAAGGGGCGG